TCTTTACCCATGTAGATCAGAGCGTTACCACCAACAACCAAGTGCTTTAGCGCCTGGTGCACAACGACACGATCACTGGAAGCAGCGATCGAATCCATTACCATACGCTCGATCTTAGCAAAGCTCAAGTCAAGTTCGGAACGCATTTCAGCAGGCAACTCAGTGCCTAGCTTGTCGTCCCTCAGTTGCAGTTTAAAGAAGGTGGTTTGAGGTGGAAGCAATGCCAGCATCAATTTAGATGCAAGCGTCACCACACCCTTAGCACCTACTGCTTGCCAAGGTTGAATCAGTTGTTTGAAGGTTGGTCTGATCTCATCGCGTTGGATGAGGTAAGGAAGGGTCAGCTCAGAGCACTGAACTGCAATGTCTAGAAAATGTTGCCGGTCACTGGTTAGAGCATCGTACCTGCTTTTAGCGTTCATTTATCTAGGTAGGTAAATTAGTTCCGCCAGTTGCGGATTGTCCAACGTTAAGCGGGATACGCAGTTGGGAAATACCACGACGGGCACCCAAGCTGCTGGTCTTACGTGCTTTCTTGGGACGAACAGAGGCGCTGCCAAGCATAGCATTGGAGCTTACCGGAGGTGGCGTGTAAGCAGTGGGTACAGGTTTGAGGGCTTCAGCCAACTCCCTGTTACGTTTTTCAGCGGCTTCCATTTCTTGCCGCATACGAGTTTCTTCAATTCCAGCTTGACGCTTAGCTTCTTCACGCGCATGATGCGCTTTCTTTTCTCCGCCGCACATAGTTAACCTCCTTTGCGATTCATTCGACGTGCTTGGCTTGGTGACAGTTCAGACCTGCGTACACGTAGAGCTTCGTTCATACGTTGTGCTGCAGCTGGTCCAGCATATGCACCCATCAAACCAAAGTTTTGAATACGTGCAGCTGTCTCTTGTTGTTGTTTCTTTGCGGTGTCGTCAAGGTTTTGACCACCGTTTTGTTCCATGATTTGTTTACGGAACCGTGGATCTTGCATCAAGGCTCCACCGATGCCCATGGTAATTCTCCATCAGAAAGTCTAGAAGCAACCCAGTCCACGACACTACGTTGACCTGAACGATACATGATCTGGTCTAGGTCTGTACCGGGTTGCGGATTAGTAATTGGAAAGCGTTCTTCTAGTTCTGCTAGGAGACGCTCTACCGTCAGTACATTAAGCGTACTGAGGGAGGTTTGGATTTGCATGTTCAAAGAACGCTGGCATACGTGCTCGCCGTGTATCAGAAAGTTCTGGGGCTTTGCCCTCATACATTAGGCGATCACTGGAATCCAGCCAAAATTTTTTGTCCAGAAATTTATTGGGGTTGCCAGCCTTGAGTGGCTGCATAACCCAGTTAATAGTTGCCTTGCGAAGCTTATCCAAAGACGGAGAAACCTCAAGACCAAGTTCACGGCAGATCAACGAGTTCGCTGATACGTGGACTTGCTCATCCCGCGAGATGTCTGCTGAGACTGTTCGTAGTCCAGCGTCACCATTGAAACGGAAAAAGGGAAGCAAGACGAAAAAGATCGCACGTTCGGCAACAAGTGCCTTGAGGATCGTGTGATCAGGATGTGCAATCCATGCATCACGCAACCGGACCGCTTCCTTCTCAGCTTCCTGATACACGCCGATAGCATTGGCGATGTAACCCAAAGCAAGGTCGTGGTTTTCTTCATCCTTAACGTTGGATAAGAGTAGTTCACGTGATGAATGTGGAACTTCATTCTTCAAGGCATCAGTAATAAAGTCACCTACTGGTAGTTCCATGTGGCGGATTGCCAAGGCACGGTAGATAGTTTCTTCCGCACCTTCGACAAGTTTACCAGCAGTAGTTTGGACGGGTGTCCAAGTACGTTTACGATTTAGGAGTTTTTGATAAGGGTTCATTCGCCGCAATTACAATCAGGAGCAGGGTCATTAAGAAGCGACTCCAGGTAATCTTCGACATCTTCCTCATCCAAGGCAGCATAGGCGCTAGTCTTGTCTTGAGTGTCTCCCATTACCTGAAGCGAATAGTAGAGACTTGT